CCTCAATTCCATAGAAGAACCTATCGGTATCTTCTGTTTTCCATTTGCCAGTGTCCTCTACATTCCATTCAGATGTTTGTACTTTCCAATCAGGTACTTCGTCTTTTACTGTAAACGAAGGTATATCCCAAAGGATACGATTGTTAGGTTGTGCTGCATAATTTCCATCCTCGAGAGCGAGAATGTGAGCGCACTTATGTTCATGCGGAATTTCAGAATGATCTGTGTCTATTATATTACTCTCTGGGTGTGCCCAGTCAACTGTAAAAAGATACGCACCTGGATGAGTTTTCTTATCTTTTCCAAAAAACTTTCCAGATTGTCCGTCTAGGATATCAAAAGAAGTAACGCTAGGATAGTAACTAAAGCAATTCCATAGCTCCAGCTCATCAAGTCTATATCTAGGAACTTCTTTTGCGTCATAATCTCTTTGAATGAAAGCGGATATCGGTAGCCGATAGAATACAGCACCGTTTTCCATAATTGCATGAAAGAGGATAGGACGTCCTGTAATCGATGCCAGGCCAAATATAATGCAGTCTTCAACTTCTCCATAGTGATCTTTAAGATCATAAAGATATTCTCTCCTGATCTGTGAATACATCACAGGAATGTTTGCATTTAAATAAGCCATCGGTCATATAGCTCCTAGTTTACTAAAAAATATATGGCAATGATTACTACCACAACAGCGGCAGATATCTTTGGATTAGCTTTTGCTAATGTCCATACTTGTTTTACTTTTTCCATAGTTTCTCCTATTTTTATTTTATTGTACCCCAGTTTTTACCCTTTTTATAGTTAACTTTGTTGGGTATCAACAAAATTGCGGCTTTTTTCATAGTTTTTTTTATCATCGTCGCCTTTTCTTCACTATCAACTGATATACAGAGTTCATCATGTATTTGTATATGAGGCACAACTCCTTTCTTATGCAATTCAACCATTGCTTTCTTTGTCATGTCTGCAGCTGATCCTTGTATTAATCTATTCAAAGCTTTGTAAGTAAAAGCAGGTCTATAATGCTTTTCAAAATATTTACAGTTAGGATCATTGTCAGCCAGGTTTCTAGATCTGTTTGCTAAATAATGATCTTTTGCTCGTTTTAAATCCATGACCGGAACAGGGACTTTTACAATTTGTTTTTTACCGTCTATCTCTTCCTGTTCGCTATAAACAAAGATTCTTCTTTCGTTGTCCCATTCTTTATCAATAGGTTCCCATTTATCAAATCTACAGAATCTATCTTCTAATGTAAAAATGTTTTTGTTTCTTTCTGCAAACTTTTGTAGACCATTAGAGAGCTCTCTTATAAAAGGCACTTTTCTGTGATACTGGTCAAATAATTCTTTTGACTCTTCGTCATCTAATTCTAGGGTGTGTGCTAGTTTATTTTTACCCATACCATAAAACAATCCTAAGTTAATTGTTTTTGCTTGCTTTCTAGTTATCTTAGCCAGTCTTGCCACTAAGGCATGAAAATCTGTTTTAGGATTTTCTTGATATTGTTCTGCTAGATCTTCGACTCCTCTCATTCCATTTTTCAGGGCGTAATGTACAACTAGTCTTGGCTCTTGTTGGGAGTAATCGAAAGAACCCCACTCTTGTCCTTCTTCAGGTAAGAATAATGATCGGATTATATTTCCATACTTTCCTTTAGCCGGAATCTGTTGCAGGTTTGGGTTTCTCATTGAGAATCTTCCCGTTACTGTTCCGCCTCTTTCTGACCTTATTTGATTTATTTCAGCGTGAATTCTGCCTTTGTGTACAAATTTTAAAATACCGTCCACAAAAACGTTGATTAGTTTATCATATTGTCTCGCTCTTGCAATCAATCTTAAGTAAATATTTGGGTGGGATTCTAAATAATTTTTTGATAAACTGGCTCGCCCAGATTTAGGAGTTTTTTTATAATCTTTAATATCTTGTTGATCTAATAACTGTTGTACAGAACTGGCTGCCCATATTTCTACCGATATTCCTGTTCTTTTCTTTATTCCTCTTATTATGTGCTCTTTTCTTTTTTCTAAATCCTTCCCTAAAGTTTTAGCCTTTTTTTCATCTATTCTGACTCCCTTAAATCTCATATCAACAAGACATGGGAATAATCTTGTCTCTAAATTAAATATATTTTCCAACGTTTTTTTACTCTTACTTTCCGTTTTTATTGGGGCCTTTATAATTTTTTCAAATTTATTCCAAAGTCTCAATGTCAGATTAACGTCTTGTTCTGCATAATCTTTAACTAAAGAATATGGTAATTTGTGCATGTTCGACATTGGATCTGATATACCATGATCATTTAAAGCTTTCTCTGCTAGATCATATTTGTATTTAGAGTCATTTAAATAGTCTTTTGCTAAAGAATCTAAACTGTATCTCATTCTGTTTTCATCTATGATAGATGCGGCGATCATAGTATCAAGGATAGGTCCTTTTACCATCATTTCTGTAGCTGCTCTTATCCAACATACGTCGTACATTGCATTGTGAAATACTTTTGTGACTTTTTCGTTTTGAAATATTTTTTTATTTAAAATTCTCCACACATATTTTGGTGGATGCCCTCCTGCTTTGTTTTCTTTATGGTTAAGAGGAATATAAAATTTTTTATCCCCATAAGCTAGAGCTATACCAACTACGAACCCTTTATCTGGGTCTGACATACTTAGGATGGCCCCTGATCCGTGTTTCTTCAAGTCTGGATCATAGGTCTCTAAGTCGACAGCAACAACATCACCGTCTTTTATTTTTACATCAGATAAGTCTGGTATCATTTATCTTTTTTCCATTTGTTATAGCCTTTGAGCCATTCGATGGATCTCCGTTCTTCTGTTTGTCTTTTTGATTCTTGATATGATTCTGCTAATTCCTTTTTCTCTTTCTCAGCTTCTTCTAAAAAATCTTTTGTGGGTACTTTTTTCATTTCCCATTTAGTAATGATGTCACTAATTTGTTGATGAGGATAATTACGCGCTACCATGTCATTACGATAAGCTTTAATTTCTTCTAATAATTCTTCTAGTTCTTTATTCATCGGCATAATCTCTTTCAATAATCATTTCTATAAAGTGAATTGCTTTTTCTAAATCTTGTCTTTTTCCTTTCAATCTATGTCTCAAGATATATTTTATAACGCATCCTTCTGGGTATAGCAACTCATTTTCGATTACGAATTTACTTGGCTGAATTTTAAATTTCTGATAATGTGTTCCGCCGATTTGAGTGTCGTACGGATTTACAGTGTCTGTCCGTTTTTGCTTTTTATTATCCATAATGTTTTCCTTGCTCTTGAGCATGCAACATACTTTATCCTCCTTTTTGTGAAATCGTCCTCTTCTCTGTGTATAGCTAAATCTACAATACAGTTATCAAACTCCTTTCCTTTTATCGTATGTATATTCTCTAAAAATATTCTAGGGGTTTTTTCTAAATCTCCAAATGGATCATATTCTACAACCCTTCTAATGAAGTTCTTCATTTCAATTGTTGATATGTATGAAATTTTACTTGGTTTTTTGATGTTTTGAAAATCATCGGATTCTTTAACAATTGGATTTAAAAATTGATGTTGAATTAACCACTCTATATCATAGTGCCCCACAATTTTCTCTAAATTCTCTTCTGAATAATTTTTTCCAATATATTCCGGAAGAGTATTTTTTAATATTCTTTTGATAGATGCAGCAGTGAGTTTTTTCTTTTCACGAATTAATTTTAAAAATTCTCTTTGATTTTTTATATCTGTGGTAGGATATTTGAACTGAAATTTGCTGTGTTTATCAGCTATTTTAAAAGGCACTCCTAGCTTTGTTAAATATCTTATTACCTCTTTTGGTTCATTTCCTCTATATGTAAATGCAAACGTTTCATTAGTCTGTTTTAATCTTTTACTGAGTTCAGCAAGATGAGGGTCCTGTTCCAAGTTCATCATGTCAAACTTTTCGCCCTCTACAACTTGACCATTTTCTTCTCTAGGAGCCCACACTCTCCCGCCGCCAGCGTACTTATAGTGTTTCCACAAAGGCCTGATTATTTCTTTACAGTATTCGTTAATGACTCTTGGGCATCTAAATCCTTGTTTTAATTCAATTTCTGGACGAGCAAACTCTATGTGAAATTTATGAGGATCGGCTCCTGCAAATCCAAATAAAGATT